TAACTACCTGTACTACCTTGCCCCATAATTAAAAGGTCAGCACTTAAAGCAGTAAGGATAGCGTTACTGTAGTATTGCTTGATACCTGTAGTGTCGTAAGCTTTACCACCTTCATTCTTTAACAACTCAAACTTAAACAAAGGTTGTTTTGTTGTTTCATCGTAAGCTAATGGTAACACCATACCTGATTGTTGGTTTTGTTGGATGTTACGAACAATGTTCTTCCATTCATTGTATTGGGCTTTAGTTACCTCATCAGCATCTTCTGCCATAACTTGAGGAGGAATCCAAGCGATAGGGACTCCACTTAAATCCCTTTGAAGTCCACAGTTTTCAAGTTCTTCTACAGCAGTTTTATACTTCCACGAATAGTAACAAGCTTTGAGGGGTGAATCACCAACAGGAGAGTCTTTATTCTTACCTAAACGGAATAACAAAAACTTCTTACGTGGGATTGTAATTTCTTCACCTTTAGATGAAAGTAATACTTGTCCACGTTTACCTGTCTTAGCTACTGTTTGAGTTAAACCAATAAGATTTTGTTCTTCGTCATAATTCCATTTAGAAATACTATCTTGAGAACGGATAGGTAATTTTCTAATACCAACCTTACCGTCATTGAACAAGCTCCCTTTAGAGTGCAATCTCTTTCGTAATACAATTTCATTCACACAGAAACCATACTTGTTCATACTAGCAACTTCTTGAATGAAATCTTGCCAAGATTGACCATCCATATCTTCAAACAAGCATTCACGAATGAAGTTAGCATAAGTTTGTTCTTCTTCACTTGCTTGAGGGTGTGGTTTAACTTCAAAGTTAGCTTTAAGCATCATATGCTCATAGTAGTTCAAAGCTGAAGCTACTGTAGAATCATAACCCATTTGCTTGTACGTTAAGATACTTTGAGGGAACTGTAACTCTCGTTTTAATTCTTCGTTAATCTGTCCATTGCTAACTCTTAAACCAGTATAACCTAATTGCTGAATCGTAAAGCTTAGAGATTCTTTCGATGCTTTGGTTACATCTACAGGTGTACTAGCACCTACTGTTTCACTCATGTTTTATTCCTTGCATTAAAAATCTCTATTGAATGGGTTAGCTTGTGTAAATGAAGTTAGGTTGAAAGATGGTAGTACCATTTGTCTACTAATATGATTGAATGCATCAGAGGTCGAATCGACTTGATCATCGTGTCCTTTCCTACCACCATCGAATTGTTCTAGCTCGTTTAAGTAGCTATTATTCCATTGTTCTTCTACAGAGTATCCTTCGTCACTGACGTACTGAACATAACCTGCTTCCGCCATAGCAGCAAAAGCTCCGAAACGCAGTACCTTATTAGCTTTAGGTTTAACTAACCTTACAGTAAAACCAAACTCAGCTAATTTAGCTTGTAGTGTTTTAGCATAGCTCTGTCCACCTGCACCTGCATCTAGCGGTAATGTAATAATTACGTCCCTACCATCAGCAAGAGCTGTTTTAAGGATTAACTCCTCAACGCCTAAGAACTTCTTACGACAACGTACCACATGCTCTACTGTATAAACTTTATTCTTATCTTTCGACATAAGAACCCCTGCTGTGTAATCGGGGTCTCTGTATTTTTCACTTGGTTCTGATGCTGCTAAATCCCAAGCTCTTACTCTCTGTACTACATGAATAGGGGGATGCTTAATCATCTTAACCCAAGCACGTTTAAAGTAACCTGTACCTTCTTCACGAGCTGTCCAACTACCATAAAGTAATCTATCTTGCTCAACACGGGATTGTTCTTTTAACTTACCAATATACGCTTTAGAGATGTATGGGTTATCGTAGACCGTACTACCAATAACACACATTGAGGTAATACCACTATCTTCTTCTGAACCATAAACAGCTTCAGCTTCTTTTCGTGTAGCATACCAATCTAAACTACCGTCACGTTGTTTAACGAAGTATCGTGTTACACCACGCTTATCAGGGTCGGGGATACCTGTTTCAGGGTCTAACCACCACCATACCCAATCTTTTAAGAATGAATCACAGTGAGGGTTTGTCGCCATACATAACGAAGCTTTATGATACCTTTCGGCATCAGCGTTACGGTTACGAGAACGGAGATATGTAATCATCTCTTCTGTAAATTCTGTTGCTTCATCGAATGCAATGTAGTCTGCTTGTAGACCTTTAAACTTCTCTTTTGCTGCTTCGTTCTCATAGTGAGAAAACTGCAATGAAGCCCCTGTTGAGAAGATTAATTTACGATCTTTAATTTTAATTTTTAAATTAGGATCAACTCTGCTGTATAAAGCAATAGCGTCATCCCAAAGACCACCTTGTTGTAATAATTGTGTAGATGTCCTACGGAAGATTACGCCCCTTGAATAAGGACAACTAATATATCTTAAAAATCTTAATAAAATAGAATATGATTTACTACTACCAGCACTACCACTGGCAATAGTAATATCTGCCTCAGAGTTAATGAACAACTCTTGTGGTATACTAGCAGGAGCAATAACTTCTTGTTCTTGCATTATTGTCCTTCTTGTTATTATTGATTCTGAACCTTAAATGAGATGATTGGGGCTAATACTTCTTCTTTATCGTCTGCAACTTCTGCACTAGTATTTACAGGTTTGTATAGATCATCCATCATGTCCTGATATGTTTTCATAATGAATACTGCAACTTTAACTTTAGTAGCTTCGGTTGTCTTTTCGTCTTCAAGCATATCTGTAAACACTTTAAGAGCTTTATTATTTAAAGGTTTTAATCGTCTAAGAATTTGTTTAAACTCTTTTTCTCTGTATTCTGTTCCGCTAAGAGACTTAGGATTAACCAAATCTTTAGCGTTAGGTCTTCCATTAGGATTACCACTTTTTCCTTTTTCAAATGGCATTTGTTTTCTCCATTAATCTATCTAATCTAATTCTTTCTTGTTCAATAAGTTTAACCATATCTTCCCTATATTTTCCTATAAAGTTAAGATATTAGTCCTAAACTAATTAAAGATGATCTTAATGAATTTACAAGTGCTTGTGTTGTAGCTGCATCTGTTGCAGCAGCAGGTGTACCTGTAGGTCTTATGATAGGGGTTGCCCCATAAAATGCCATCTTTTGACTTCCACCAGTTCCAATCTTTGTTCCAGTAGCATTACCAACGTTAATAACAGACCCTTCACGCCAAATTACAGACTGATTTGCTCCGTAAGTAACCATAGGTATGCCTTCTTTGTACAATGCTAGATTTCCACTTACATCTAAAGACATACCTGTGGTTGTTTGATTTAAGAAACTATACGCTGGTGCAACATATCCACCGTCTAATGCTCTAAACCCCATTCCAGCAGATGATTGATAATTAGAGGTATACAGAACGTTCCCGTTTCCAATTACAGGTTTTGGGTTTTCAGCAAGTCGAGAATTAACTGTAAAAATATTGTTTTGAACTGCGCTTGCAGAGACAGGATTCACGCAAGTTTCAGCATACACATTAAACTCATTGAACTCTGCTTTCCGATAAGCTCCAACTGCACTAATCCCTTGCCCGTCATTTGCAACATAAACGGGGGCATAAATATTGTATGCTTTAACAACAAAATTATTACTTTGACACGCTATCAAGTTCAATAAAGTAGTATTTAACGGGGTGGCAATATCATAATTATTATAATCTCCGACAATTGTACCGTAATTTCCAACGCATTCAGCAATCCACTCTGTCGCAATATTCGAGCGATCATCAATCACCACCCCACACCAGCAATCTCCGACAATTTTTAGATTTAATTCATTATTATTCGATCCTTGATAACACCAGATTGCTGCACCGATTTTACCCGTTCCTGTTTTTGATACATCTTTTGCTCGAATATCTACTTTGTTATCGCAAGAGTTTTGCAGATACACACCGTTTTCAGAATTTTCTACGTAATAGTCTGCTTTTCCGAATCTGTGCAATGTTAGTCGGAAAGGAGACCATCTGTGTCCACCAACGTTGTTTTGTCTAGCACCTTTTACATTAATATCTACAACATTTGTTCTCAATCCACCGCAAAGTACATTTCCACTTGTAACTGAAAACTTTGCTTTATTTAACAGCGTAATTGTATTTCCTGAGATATTTAGGATTTCAGTTACGTGTCGCGAAGAAATACCAATCTGTGCGCCTGCACTATGAGAAGAAGCTGTACTCCCTAATAACCCACGAACAACACCACCTAAATTACCGCTTGCATCAAGAGAAGAATATGAAATGATCTCATTATCTACAATTAGTAGACCGTGACCTACGCTGTAATTTTGAAATCCAGTTTTATTTGCAAACTGAAATCCTGTTGTTTGTGTTGCATCTACGGCGTTCACTAGCGTTGTGGACTGATAAATATTCAGCCCTCCAGCACACTCAATCCCAACCAAAGCCCCAACTTTAAACCCACTAGCATCTGCTACTGTCAATGTTACTGAGTTATTGGACACAGAACCACTTGTTGAGAATGTACGAGTGGCGAACATATCTACATCAAAACCATCAGGGTGTGTTAACCAAGTGTTATTACCTTGAATAGCTATATCAGAGTCAAGAACAACACCTTTTAAATTAAACGTACCGTTTGGTAGTTGAATTTTACCACC